CATTCAGGCTTCGGATAACGGTCCCGATGTAATCTATTACCTCGGATCGAACCCCAAGGAAGCCGAACGGATTGCGCGCCTATCACCGCTCTTGCAGGCACGGGAAATCGGAAAGATTGAAGCCAAACTCGGCGACAATCCACCGGCCAAGAAAACTTCCACCGCCCCGGCACCTATTGCTCCGGTTACGGCCCGCACCTCTGGTGCGCCTGCATACGACACCACCGACCCACGGTCTGTGAAGGCCATGTCAACGTCGGATTGGATCGAAGCGGAACGGGCACGCCAGATCAAGAAGTACGAGGCTCAACGCAGACGCTAGTCCATAGGACATAGACATCATGGCCAATAGCCTTCTTACCATCGACATGATCACCCGCAAGGCTCTCGAAATTCTTGAGAACAACCTGGTGATCACCCGCAACGTGAACCGTCAGTACGACGACAGCTTCGCTGTCGAAGGCGCCAAGATCGGTTCGACCCTCCGCATCCGTCTGCCCGACCGCGCTCTGGTCACCGACGGTGCAGCCCTCCAGGTGCAGGACGACAACGAGCAGTTCACGACCCTGTCGGTTGCTTCGCAGAAGCACATCGGCGTGAACTTCACGTCTGCCGAACTCACCATGCAGCTCGACGACTTCGCCGACCGTGTGCTCAAGCCGCGTATCTCGCAGCTTGCGTCCTCCATCGACGCTGACGTCGCCAATGCCTACAAGGGCATTTATAGCTCTGTCGGCACCCCCGGCACGACCCCGGCCACTTCGCTCGTCCTGCTTCAGGGCCAGCAGAAGCTGAACGAGTTCGCCGCCATGATGCCGAGCCGCTACGCGACCGTGAACCCGGCCGCCAACGCTGGCCTCGTCGAAGGCATGAAGGGCCTCTTCAACCCGGTTGACACCATTTCCCGCCAGTTCAAGAACGGCATGATGGGCGAAGGTGTTCTCGGCTACGAAGAGATCAACATGTCGCAGTCGATCCAGCAGCACACCACGGGCAGCCGTACCGGCACCATCACGGTGGACGGCACGATGTCGGTTGAAGGCACGTCGAAGATCACGCTGAACGGCACCACGGGTAACACCCTTGCTGTCGGCGACGTCTTCACGATTGCCAACGTGTACGCGGTCAACCCGCAGACCCGTCAGTCCACTGGTTCGCTCCAGCAGTTTGTTGTCACTGCGGCTAACACCGCTGCCGCCAGCAAGTTCACGGACGTCAACATCAGCCCGGCGATCTACACCCCGTCGAACGCTCTGGCCACGGTCAACAGCTTCCCGCAGAACCTCGCTGCCGTGACGTTCGTCGGCGCTGCTTCGACGACCTATCCGCAGAACTTGATCTACCACAAGGACGCTATCTCGTTCGCTACGGCCGACCTTCTTCTGCCGCAGGGTGTCGATATGGCTTCTCGCCAGGTTCACAATGGCATTTCGATGCGAATTGTGCGCCAGTACGACATCAACAATGACCGCCTGCCGTGCCGTATTGACGTGCTGTATGGCTACTCGGTCATCCGCGCCCCGATGGCTTGCCGTCTCTGGGGTTAACAGGTAAAGATAGGAGAACACGACAATGGCACTTGCGAATGGCGCTAGCGGTTACCAGATTGGCGACGGCAATCTTGGCGAAATCAGCTTTTACAACACCACCGCTCCGGCGGCGCTTTCCGGCGCAACCGTAACCATCACCGCAGCCGACCTTGCCACGGGCGTTTGCACGATGGACAGCGGCGGCACGGACGCGGGCACGTATACGTTCCCGACCGGCGCTCTTCTTGATGCGGCGTTTCCCAGCTTGAAGGTCGGTTCGACCTTTGACTGCGCGTTCATCAATATTGGTGATAACGCAGCCAACGACGTGACGTTTGGCGCAGGCACGGGCAACACCCTTGTCGGCAACGCTGAAATTCAGGACTCTATTACCAAGACAAGCAACACCTCGGGCATCTTCCGTTGGCGCAAGACGGGTGATGCGGCGTACACGATCTATCGTATCGCCTAAGCAACAGGCCCCCGCTTCGGCGGGGGTCTAACTCATCAAGGAGAACAACATGCCCAATACGAAGCCTGTTGGTGTTGCCTACGAGGACCCGTACCTCGACGGCGCCACCATCGTTAACCCGGTCTACTCGGCCAAGGGCGCAGCCCTGACGACGCAGTTGACGTCGATCACCTCAACGGCTCCCGGCACGCCGGACTACGCCATCCAGGACTTGACCTCCACGACGCCTTTTGGCTTTGTGACCAAGGACGAGGGCAACTCGGTGCTGGCCGTCATCGCCAACCTTCAGACGCGCGTTGCGCAGCTTGAAAGTCGGCTTCAGGCGCTGAACCTCATCGCGTAATCAAACAGGCGGTTCTCGGACCGCCTGTTCTTCACAAGGGAAAACCATGGCTGAAATTTACCTGATGCACTACCGTCATGGCATCAAGATTGCCACGATGGAAATGGAGGCGCAGTACGACGAACAGAACGGCTGGGTGCGTTTCGACCCGGACGAACTGGTTGCCGACGACTTGCCAGAATTGACGGCTGAAGCTAACGTGATGGCAGAGGCTCCGCGCCGTCGCGGCCGCCCCCGGAAGGACGACTAGCATGACGACAACTGCCGACATCATTTACGGTTCCTTGCGGCTCATTGGGCAGTTGGCGGAAGGCGAAGTTCCTTCTGGCGAAACCGCCCAAGACGCGCTGAACGCCATGAACCAGATGATTGACAGTTGGAATACCGAGCGTCTGGCAGTTTTCTCAACCCAAGATCAGGTTGTTACGTGGCCGCCGGGGTCGCGCTCGCGCACTATGGGGCCGACAGGCGACATCGTCGCCCTACGCCCCGTTCTGGTGGACGACGCTTCCTATTTCCGCGACCCGTCAAGCGGCATCTCGTTTGGCCTAAAACTCATCAACCAGCAGCAGTACAACGGCATCGCCGTCAAGACCGTGACCAGCACCTATCCGCAGGTGATGTGGGTCAACATGACGTACCCGAACATCGAGATGTACGTCTACCCGGTGCCGACGAAAGTCTTGGAGTTCCACATCGTATCGGTGCAGGAACTGTCCCAGCCGGCGACGCTCAGCACGGATCTGGCTTTCCCGCCCGGCTATCTGCGCGCGTTCCGGTACAATCTGGCCTGCGAATTGGCCCCGGAGTTTGGCGTGGAACCGTCCCGGCAGGTGCAGCGCATCGCCATGACGTCCAAGCGCAACCTGAAGCGCATCAACAACCCCGACGACATCATGGCGCTGCCCTACAGCATCGTGGCCACACGGCAGCGGTTCAACATCTTTGCGGGAAACTACTAAGTGAAAACACCGATCCTTGGCTCCGCGTATGTCGCCCGCAGCGTCAACGCGGCCGACAGCCAGATGATCAACCTGTTCCCGGAGATGGTGCCGGAAGCAGGCAAGGAGCCCGCGTTCCTTCAGCGCTGTCCGGGACTGACGTTAAAGGTCAACGTCGGGTTCGGCCCCATTCGCGGCATGTGGTGGCACAGCGTCTATCTGTACGTCGTGTCGGGCAACACCTTCTACCAGATCACTTCGTCTTGGGTGGCGACCGCCAAGGGTACGGTGGCAGGCACCGGGCCTGTCAGCATGGCCGACAACGGCACGCAAATCATGATTGCGGCCGATCCGACAGGCTACATCTACAACACCAACACGGGCGTCTTTGCGCAGATTGTTGACCCTGATTTCCCCGGCGCGTCGGTCGTGGACTATCTGGACGGCTATTTCGTGTTCATCGAGCCCAACAGCCAGCGCATCTGGGTGACGGGCCTTCTTGACGGCACCACTGTCGATCCGTTGGACTTTGTCAGCGCCGAAGGCGACCCCGACAACGTCGTCAGCATGATCGTCGATCACCGCGAGGTCTGGCTGTTCGGCGAGAACTCCACGGAAGTCTGGTACAACGCCGGGCTGTCGGACTTCCCGCTGGTCCGCATCCAGGGCGCGTTCAACGAACTCGGCTGCGCCGCCCGGTACAGCGTCGCCAAGATGAACAACCAGGTTTACTGGCTGGGCAAGGACGACCGTGGCCGGGGTATCGTCTATCAGGCCAACGGCTACCAAGGCCAGCGCATCTCGACCCACGCCATCGAGTGGCAGATCCAGCAGTACAGCACGCTCACCGACGTGGTGGGTTACACCTACCAGCAGGACGGCCACTCTTTCTACGTGCTGGTGTTCCCGTCATCCGGCGTAACGTGGGCCTATGACGCCACGACGGGCGCTTGGCATGAGCGCGCCGGCTGGAGCAACGGGTCGTGGGTGCGCCAGCGGCCGATAGCGCAGATATCCTACCAGAACGAGGTGCTGGTGGGCGACTACCAGAACGGCAACATCTACGCCTACGACCTTGACGTCTACACCGACAACGGCGCCCCGCAGCGCTGGCTGCGGTCGTGGCGCGCGCTGCCGACGGGGCAGAACGACCTGATGCGCTCGGCGCAGCATGCGCTCCAGTTGGACTGCCAGACCGGCGTCGGCTTGGTCACCGGGCAGGGCAGCGACCCGGAGGTCATGCTGCGCTGGTCGGACGACGGCGGTCACACCTGGTCGAACGAACACTGGCGCAAGATGGGTAAAATTGGTCAGTACGGCTTTCGCACCTACTGGCAACGGTTGGGCATGACCATGAAGCTGCGCGACCGCGTCTACGAGATCAGCGGCACCGACCCGGTCAAGATTGCCATCATGGGTGCCGAGTTGCAGGTAAGCCGGACCAATGCCTAACATCACCAACATCACCCCGCCTCGCGTCCCGTTGACGGACCCTAAAACCGGGCTGATTGCGCGTGAATGGTATCTGTTCCTGCTGAGCCTGTTCAACCAGACGGGCGGAAGCACGATCTCGTTGGAAGACTTTCAAAAAGGCCCGCTGGCGCAGGACATTGACATAAACGCCATTGCGTCGGCGTTGCAGTTGTCGTCCGGCACCCTGTCGTCTGATCTCGGGCCTATCCTCACGGCGTTGCAGGCGCTGGAGGCATCGCAACAGGCCGCGTTTGATCCGACCAACTTGCAGAGCAGCATACAGGCGCTGGAACTGGCGCCCGCCTACACGCCGCAACTTGAGCGTCTGCGCTATGGGTCGTTCTACGACACGACCGACCAGACTGCCGCCGTCATCAATACGGCCTACGGCATGACGTTTAATTCGACAGACCTGTCCCAAGGCGTGTATATCGGATCTCCGACGTCGCGCGTATATGTCGATACGCACAACATCTACAACATCCAGTTCTCCGCGCAGATGATCAACACGGCTGGCGGTGCGCACAACGCATGGATCTGGCTCCGCAAGAACGGCACGGACGTCGCCAACTCGGCCACTACCGTGCGCGTTCAGGGTAACAATACCGAACTTGTGGCGGCGTGGAACTTCCTGCTGTCCATGGGCGCGGGGGATTATTTTGAACTTATGTGGGAGGTGTCGGACTTGGCCGTGTCGCTATTTGCCGACCCCGCGTCAGCCGTTCATCCTGCCATCCCATCCGTCATTCTTACCGTTACCGACAACATCAGCGCTTAGGAGGTCATCGTGACCGTTACCGTAACCGTACTCGTCCCCGCCCAGACCATCAATAACACGCAGACCACGATGTACACCGCCACGGGCGTCACGGCGATCATCGACAAGTTCACCGCCACCAACTACAGCGCGGCCGCCGCAACGATCAGCGTGAACCTGGTGACGGCCGGCGGAACTGCCGGTAACAACGATTTGATCGTCAAGACCAAGACGTTGCAGGCGTCGGAAACATACACCTTCCCCGAACTGGTCGGCCACGTCCTGAACCCCGGTGGGTTCATCTCGACCATCGCCGGGACCGCGTCGGCCATCAACATCCGTGTCTCGGGCCGCGTGGTGACGTAATGATCGAGGTGCGCCGCGCTCAAGTGAAAGACTTGCCGTCGTGTCTTGACATGACGGCGCGTTTTCACGCGGCGTCGCCTATCGCTAAGATTGCACCGTTTGACGAAGACGGCATGGCCAACACACTGCGCGCGATGTTTGAGGACGACCGCAGCGGCGTGTGGCTGGCCTTGCGCGACGAACAGCCGGTTGGCATTGCTGGCGCGCTGCTGTATCCGTTGTATTTCAGCCCGTCGAATAGCGTGGTGCAGGAACTGTTTTGGTGGCTAGACCCAGCGGCGCGGGGCTGCGGCGCAGGCAAAAGCCTGTTTCAAAGCGTGCAGAATTGGGCTAAGGACAAGGGTGCCGCAGCCGTGTTCATGATTGCTTTGGATGACAACCGCGTGAGTAAGACAGACAAATTTTACAGGCGGGCCGGGTTTGAACCGCTGGAACGCACCTACGTGAGAGGGTCACAGTCATGGCAATAGCAACAGGTACGGCAATCATTGGCTCGGCGCTTATTGGCGCTGCTGGCAGCGCGGCCGCAGGCATTTTTGGTGGCAACAAGGCGGCTAAATCGCAGAAGAAGGCTTCCAAGAAGGCCGCCCAGTTGCAACGGGAAGCAATGGCCGCGCAGGCGGAACTTGTTAAGCCGTACGTCGAGGCGGGTAAGAACGCGCTGGCCGAGTACCAGAAGATGGCCCCCTACGAAGATTTCGGCATGAAGCAGTTCGAGGCCGATCCGGGGTACAATTTCCGCATGGCGGAAGGCATGAAGGCGCTGGAACGGTCGGCCGCTGCTCGCGGTCTGCTTCAGTCCGGCGGCACGCTCAAGGGCATCCAGCAGTACGGCCAGAACCTTGCCAGTTCCGAGTACGAGAACGCTTTCAGCCGCTACCTTTCCCAGCGCGAGGCGCGCATGGACCCGTACCGTTATCTGACAGGTCTTGGTCAAGGCACGGCGGTGGGGCAGGCGTCCAACATCGGATCGTCCGGCGCGGCACTGGCCGAGATTGCGGCGCAGCGCGGCAACGTCAACGCCGCGCAGGCGGCCGGGACTGCGGGCGCCATCGGCAATGCGTTCGGTTCAGCCGCGCAGGGCATTGGCAGTTACTACGCCAATGAGCCGTACCTTAACTATCTGAGTTCCATCACGCAAAATGCGAATTCGCCCCGATACACCACCGCAGCTTTTGGCGGACCAAAGTAAGGTGAACCATGCCGATTGATCCAAGCATTGTCAGCAACGCCTTTGCGAACGCCGCCAATAACATGCCGGACATGAACGCGCTCATGCAGCAGCGCGTGCAGGGCGCGGAGAACGTCTACAAGATTGAGACGGCCCGCCAGGAGCAGGCTGCGGAAGCCGAGAAGGAAGCCGCGCAACAGGCCGCCGAGGCCATGCTGCCAGCGGTGGCGTCGGCGTTCTACGATCCTTCCGACGCAGGATTGGATGTTGCAACGACACAGTTGCCGCCCGAAGTCGCAACCGCTTTTACACCGTTCATGCAGCGGCTGAAGTCCATACCGGACGTCAAACAGCGCCTCGCGTTGCTGCGCGCCGAGTTGGCTAAAGACGATGAAGGCCGGTTTATTCTTGGCCAGCTTGAGCCCACGGCCAACATGCGCCTTCAGGCCGAGACTGCCGCAGGATCACAAGCGCTAACCGCCCGTGATTTGGCGAGGAAAGAAAAAGAATTTGAACGCGGCCCGCAAATGACGCCGTATCAAGCCGAAATGCTAAAGTTGGCAAAAGACCAAAACGCGCGCGAAGCCGCTAAAGTTTCTCCTGAAGCCGCCAAACAAAAGCAGGCAGTGCGAGAAATTGACACTGCCATCGCAAAAATTAGTGAGGTCGCCCAACCCGGCAATCTTATTGATATGTCTACAAACTCTATCATCGGCAATTTGCTTGACGAGGTTGTCGCGCAAACATCTGGTGGACTTATCACGTTGCCTGGCGACGTGGCCGCAGCGCAAATGGAAGTGATTGCGCATTTGGCGCGCATGGCAGTTCCGCGATTTGAAGGGCCGCAAGGCGAAAAAGACGCCGCAATATACGAGCGTGCGTCTGGACAATTGTCTAGCCCTACTACGTCTAACACAACTAAACGCGCAGCGGCACAGACCGTCGTTGAACTTCTTAACGCGCGCAGAGATCAATTTGAATTTTCGGGTGCCGACAGCAGCGGCGGCGCAGATAGTGGCGTCCTTGAATACGACGAAGACGGGAACCTGATAGAATGACCATACGGGCCAAAAGCGCGGACGGAACTATCCACCAGTTTCCTGACGGTACGCCAAAGGAAACTATTGGCGCGGCTATGAAACGCTACGCCGAATTTAACACTCGCGCGTCCACTTTAGACGAGCGCGACTTGTCTATCGCGCGTTCTAAAAACGACCCTTTTGGTGCTTTTCTCCGCAAGAAATCTTTGCAGCCCCGCGAAGGCGAGACTTCGGAACAACGCGAGGAACGGCTGTACGGCCGGCGCGGGCAAACATGGGCGGAAGAACATCCTACGGCGGCAGGCGCGCTTACTCTTTTGCAAGGTGCGCCTTTTGTTGGTGAATACGCGGATGAGGCGTTAGCAAAAATTGCGCCTTATATCAAC